CTATGGAAGAAATCCACAAAATCATCTACGGATATAATAACATTACAGAGTTCAAATTCATTATGGATATGGATAATAAGTTTTACAATAAGGTAGAAAAGATGAAAGTTATTGTAGAAAGTGAAGATAATGAAACATGGGTTTTTGGTGAAAATAGTGGAAAACTTTTTGATATTATTTACGAATAATTTGGTAGTATCAAAATAATTAGTATCTTTGTAGGACACTTAAAGAAATAGAAATAATGAAACACACAATCACATTTACACCTGAAACAATCTGTAGTCACTTAAACAACAGATTTGATGAAAACTTTACCGTAGAACGAATTGAAGAAAATTGGGACGGCATTACTAACTACCTTGAAAATTGGACCACATCTGGTTTGATGGGTGATAACCTTTGGGAAGATTTTATGGCTGTTGCTGAAGAATGGGAAATTGATTTATTTGATGAAGATTATTACCAAGAATAAAAAATTATTAGTATATTTGTAAACACACTTAAAGAAATAGAAATTATGAAAACATTATCATTTACACAGTATTTAACAGCAACTCGTGAAGTAACCATCAACATTAAAGATGAAGAATTATTCCGTCAAAAATGTGAGGAGTGGACCAAAGAAGAAGGATTTTTATCTATTTGGAACTTGGAAGAGCCATTATTTGAAGATTGTGTTGAAGTAGCCTTTGATGGAATTGAAACAGACCAAGATGATAATAGTGAGTTTTACGATTTAATGGAAAAGGAAAACATTAACACTTTTGGTGAAGAATAAAATATTTAAGAAATAGAAATTATGAAAAGAATTATTATAAAAGATTATCCAGCAACGATGATTTTTGATGTTAAAAAAGAATTACCAGAGTTTACTGATGGTTGTAAAGTAAGACAACAAATCTTATTATACCAATTAAAGAAACAAATGATAGATAGTCCATCTCACGATTACAAGGACTATGTTATTGAAATGGTTGAACCATATTATAATGAAGCAGAAGAATGGATAATTGGTTCATAATAATTTGATTGTATAAAAAGAAATGATTATATTTAAGAAAAAAGAAATTATGGCACAATCAAAAGAAAGACAAATCGCAGCACAATCAAGTTTGAAATTAATCAACGAGTGGTCACACACTTGTGGTAAATGTTTAACCCTTAAAGAACTAGTAGCAATTACAAATGTAATTGTTGATTATGTTGAAATGGGGTATTCATCAGAAATTGGTAAAAGATTAGATACTATTGAAGAACATCTTAACAACAAGGGTTTAGAGTCAGTTAAGTTTGTTCCTCCAACAAAATAAGTGTGGTGTTTCGTAGAAATCGGGTGTAGTATTTATTACTATACCCTTTTTTTATGAAAAAATGTAGAACCTGTAATATTGAAAAACATCTTGATGAATTCCATTTAAAGTCAGGATGCCGTGATGGATACTCAAACAAATGTAAGGTATGTGTTAGCCTCTATGCGAAGAACTTTAAGAACGGAGTTAAACTTGGAAAGCCAGATAGATTTAAGATTGCTCGTGATGTTAGAGACCGAAGATGTATTGATGAAGTCCAATTTTCATTAGATGTAATAAAATTACTCGGATACGAACTTGAAAGTGAGTTTAGTGTTCACGAGCAGTTCCTTATGAGGCACAATCTTATTTAAGAGTTTGTGGTGTGACCATACCAAGTTGGAAAAGGACTACCCGCACATAAAGGTCCGAGTGCGTTATTACAATTACCATTAGTTGTTCTCCATCTTGAAGACCAAGCAAATGCTGATGTTGGAACTGTAATTGGTGATTGGAATGGTGTAGCAGGGATTGGAGGTAATTGTCCCGAGTTCAAGTTACCTGATGTATATTCAGGATACAATCCACTTCTAAATATTAAATGTCTTCTTAATAAATTGTCGTTGAACTCTGCTTGTTGTTTGGAATTTGATTTAAGATATTGAAATGTTCTATGGTCAATCTTTTCACCTTGCTCACTTCTGTTTGATACAAGACCAACAGAAATCCATTTAACATAGAAATTATCCATACCAAGATAATATGAATAGGTAACCAACATCGGTTGAATATAGGTATCCAATAAGTTCTTATAGATAGCATAACCTGGTTGTAAGATATCACCAGTATCAACCAAACGCAACATTTCTTCATACAAATTTGTTCCCAAACTTTCTTGTAGAAATATTGCTTGAGCCTGTAATATACAAAATCTTAACTCATCTGACTGAACAGATTCATTTATCGCAGTATAAGTTTTTAATGTGTTCTCCGAAATTAATAATACCTTATTCATTATAATATTTGGTTTTGTTCTATCACTAAACTTATTTCTTGGTCAGGATAGATAAGTTGAATAACTGGTTTCAATTCTCTATTGATAAAGTTTTGTAATGGTTTAATTGATGTATTCATAAATAACTTATATGTTGTTTCCAATTGTTCTGCTGATGATGTAAAACCACCAGGATTTGGTAATCCAATTAACGAACCATCAATAATTTTATGACCCGACATAATTTGTTTTTGAACCAATTCAAAGATTGATGAAAAATATCCATCTTGAACATTTGATTGTATTTGAGTAATGTCTGGTTTTTGTTCTGACTCACCATAAGATACAATTACACGACCAGCATTTTCTGCTCCCATATATCTATTTTCAATTCCTTGAAGAATTTGATTCTGTTCATTCTGTGAATCTGGTGCCGGAACATTAAAATGAACCCACAATGACGGTGATAATCCATTAGAAATAAACGAAAGATTATACACAGTAATTTCGTGGTTCAATCTTACATCGTTGATTACAGAAATCCAATCCGGAACGCCATAATAATCATACCCGCTTTGGAAATTCTTAATATGGATAATTTGTCTGTCTGTAAAGTTCGTTGGATTGAATTCACTAAACTCAACCATACCTGCTTTTCTCCAATTTAACCAGTCACGGCAATAAAGATATTTGGTAACATCACCACCCATTTCTACGGGTTTGTGTAACCTCATATATCTTGATGGGATTAAATACATACCTGCTAATCCTTGGCTTCTATCCTGTTTCCATACTACTTCCAAAAACACATTTCCAGTCGTTATAAACTCATAGAATATTTTCTTGGATATATCGTTAAGATTTTCTTTTAAGTTAATCTTATAGTCCGTAATGTATCCCATACCAACAGCATTATCTACCTTGCTTCTAACACAAGCGTTTTGTATTGGTGAGGCATCGTTTAATAGATATAATTCATTAACGAATTGGTTATCCATACCCCAACTAATAAATGGCACATTCTTACTTATCACCTCACTAAAAGATGATAATGTTGCTTTGTTGAATTTTAAGTTTTCTATTTTAATCATTATCCGTTGTATACTTTAAATATATTTGTGTTTCCGCTATATGAAACTATTTCATTTTGTGGTGAGCCAGAGTAATTTACTGTTGCTGTTCCTTCATATACCACATCATAAGACAACATAGGGTTTAGGTTTATAGTAGAACATTGCTCATATATTTTAACAAAATATTGACCAGGAATCAAGTGTATATTTACGGTGTTAGCAGATGTTGATGCTGTAAATACTTCAGGTGAGGTATCTATAACATTCATTGTAAATAAATCATATGAAGGAGCATAATCAACTGAAGGAACAATTCTAAATGGAATAAACTTCCAATTCTCCTTTGTTAATTTATGCGTCATTGACCACAAGTAAGTAACATTACCGGTTAGGGTTTTGTTTCTTGAACAAGTGGCAACCACCTCATTAAATGTTCCTGCTTCTATCTGAACCATATTATTTTATTTGTAAGTATTATCCTGTAATTGTCCAACCTTTACCTGTTGCTATAGCTCGTTCAGGACCAGTTAAAGCAGCGGCACCTGTTGCGTCTGTTATGTTGATTGTTTTTGATGTTAAGGTTGGTAAGTCATTAAACACTTGAACGAGTGCTGCTTGACTTAAATTGGTATATGAAATATCAATTTGTGGTGATGTTCCTGCGTATTGTCCTGTTCCAGTATTTCTTAATCTTAATCCTGATATAGCACTTCTATATGTAGCACTACCTTGTAATTCTAATTTAGAAAACTTACAATAGAAATCTGTTGTCCCTGTAAATGATGATGCGAATGTAAATAAATTTCCTCCCGCTTGATAAATTATTGAACTAGTTGAATTACTACCTAACTTATCCAAATTATTTATTGTTTGTAACAAAGGACAACCTAGAAATAAATTAGTTCCTGATGTTGCCGCTAATGTTGTTAATTGGGTTGTTGGTAATGTTAAAGTTTTTAATTTAGAACAATAAGCAACTAAACTTACTAATGTTGTAATAAGACCAGTAGTTGCTGGCATTGTTATTGTTTGAATATTAAACGCTCCCTGAAATATTTGATTCGCTGTTACTAAACCAGTCATTGATGTTGGAAGTGTTACAGATTGAACTCCACTATTTTGAAAAGCTTGTACCATAGTTGCTACCGCATTCATAGTAGATGGAAAAACAACACTTTTTAAATTACGAGTATTACTAAACACTCCTTGAAGATTTGTAACCCCATTCAACGATGTTGGCATTGTTATAGTTTCTAATGAAGTACAAGCATCAGTCATAAAAGACATATTTGTTATACTATCTTGAGCGTTATTTGGTAATACAATATTTTTTAGAGTAAAACAACTAGAAAAAGCATTAGTTATAGTACTTATTGTCCAACCTGATGGAATAGTTATACTACCTAATGAGGCACAAGAAGAAAACATACTACTCATACTAATT